ACTGCAAAGCTGCCACCGATTACGGTGACTAAATACAAAAAGTCTCGTGATGATTTCCGTTACGAGATGCAGCGTGCCATAAACGAAATTGTCGATGAGCTTGTAGAGCAAGCACTAGAGGACGCAGACTGATGGCATTCCGCTCAGGTCTAGAAGAGAAGGTCGCTGATCTTCTCGTAGAACTGGGTGTCAAATATGAATACGAATGTAAGAAAGTCCCGTATGTAATCTCTCACACCTATTGCCCTGACTTCGTTCTTCCGAACGGAGTGCACCTGGAGTGTAAAGGTTACTGGGATTCTGCAGACCGAAAGAAGATCAAATCAGTCAAGGAACAAAACCCTGACATTGATCTTCGCATGGTCTTTCAGGCACCCTACAACACAATCTCTAAAAAAAGTAAAACAACGTACGCTGCGTGGTGTGATCGCAACAACATCCCGTGGTGTTCGTTTGCAAACATCCCACTTAAGTGGCTTCTATGAGCGACTCAGAGTTTGTACGGCACATGCCGTGTGACAACTGCGGATCGTCTGATGCAAACTCTTTGTACTCAGACGGTCACGCTTTTTGTTTCAGATGTTATACACATACGCAAGGTAACGACGTTACCGTTCACAATCATCAAATGCAAAATGTCACCTTACGAGGCTCAGCCGAACGGCTGCAGAAACGACAAATTACACAACAAACATGTGAGCTATTCAAAGCCTACACAGATGGAGAAGAACTACGCTTCCATTATTATGACAGCAACGGTACTCTTACTGGTGCAAAAGTCAAAACTAAATCAAAAAACTTCCGCACTGAAGGTGAAGTAAAGTCGTTGTACGGTATGCAAAATTACCGTCACAACACCAGTAGCCACGAAAAGAAACTTGTCATTACAGAGGGTGAAATGGATTGCCTTTCTGTGTGGGAAGCGCAGCCAAAATGGGACGTTGTAAGTATCCCCAGTGGTGCAGCTGGAGCAAAGAAAGCTATCCAGCATAACTACGAATGGGTCAATTATTACGACAAGATTGTCATTTTCTTTGACAACGATGAAGCCGGTCAGAAGGCTTCTAAAGAGGTTGCGAGTGTCTTACCACCTGGCAAGGTTTTCATCGGCTTTCTAGAGGCTTACAAGGATGCCTCAGAAGCTTTGATGGCTAATGACAGGAGTGCAATCAGAGCTGTACATAACTATGACCACATTCAGTACAAACCTGACGGCATTGTTGATGCCAAAACACTGTTAGATGTAATTACTACACCCTCACCAGCAGCTGATCATGAGTACCCATTTCAAGGATTACAATCAAAGCTTCACGGGATCAGGTTTGGAGAGCTTGTCACTATCACTGCAGGATCTGGTATCGGTAAATCCTCATTCTGTCGTGACATTGCAGCTAACCTTCTTTCAAAGGGAGAACGGGTCGGTTATTTGGCGCTGGAAGAATCCAACCGCCGTACAGCTTTAGGTTTGATGTCGGCAGCTGCCGGTAAACCTTTGCATCTTGGTGACCACGAAAGATCAGATCTTGTTGATATATTTGATCAAACAATATCAAAGTGGAATCTGCATCTTTTTGATGGGTTTGGCTCCTATGATCCGGACCATATTTATAGCCGTATTGAGTATATGGCTTCAGGTTTAGAGACCAAAGTTGTTTTTCTTGATCACCTTTCAATCCTTTTGTCGGGATTAGATGGTGATGAACGTAAAATGATTGACACAACCATGACACGCTTACGTTCTCTTGTTGAACGTACAGGTATTTCACTATTTCTTGTTTCACACTTACGAAGAACGTCATCTGATGTCAACCATGAAGAGGGAGCACGAGTTACACTTGGACAGCTCAGAGGATCCGCTGCTATTGCTCAGCTCAGTGATTCGGTCATTGCGCTTGAACGAGATCAACAGGGCGGACCTGAACGAAATGCTACAACTGTGCGAGTCCTTAAAAATAGATATTCTGGCGAAGTTGGCGTCGCCTGTACGCTAGATTATGACCTATCCACCTGTAAATTCAATGAAACTGAACCAGAACAAGAATTTGACCCAACCACAGACTTCTGAATTGAAACGTCCTACTCCACCTACACCTGAAGCAGTTGAGCGTGCCAAGTTTGTTGATAAGACGTACGTTTGGCATGGTCGCTGATGTTGATCTTTGATTTAGAGTCAGACGGTCTGCTCGATGATGTTACCCAAATCCACTGTATTGTCATTTATGATAGCGAAACTGACCAAACATTTATTTACAACGATCAAGGCAATCAAGAACCGATTGTCAGAGGCGTACAAAGATTGGAAGATAGTGATGTCATTGTCGGACACAACATCATCGGGTATGATTTACCGGTCATCCAAAAAATATATCCGTGGTTCAACCCGAAAGCGTTGGTCTTAGATACACTTCTTTTGTCACGCTTGTATCACACAGATCTTTTTGAATTAGACAAAAAACACAAATGGGATAACATGCCTATGCAGTTGTATGGTCGCCATTCTTTAGAAGCTTACGGTCATCGTCTTGGTGAATACAAAGGTGAGTTTGGTAAAGATACTGACTGGAAAGAATGGAGTCCAAGTATGCAAGATTACTGTGTACAAGACGTAAACGTTACCAAAAAAATATGCGACCACTTCCACCCGTACCTGACTGGGTCACGCTAGAACATGACACTGCACGGATTCTCACAAAACAAGAACTACATGGATGGTGTTTTGACGAACGCTCTGCATGGAAACTTGCATCGTCTCTCAGAGCAGAGCTTGAAGAAACTTATCAACTACTACGCAACAGGTATCCTTTCGTTGAAGGACCGCAATTCACTCCTAAACGAAATAACAAACGTTCTGGGTATATCGAAGGATGCACGTTTACTCGTCTCAAAGAATTAAACCCTACATCGAGAGATCATATATCATGGATCCTGCAAACATTTCATGGTTGGAAGCCGACCCAGACGACTCCTACTGGGAAGCCTATCATCGACGAAGTAATTCTGAAGGAGATCGGAACACCAGAAGCTCTGATGTTTCTGAAGTGTCTCGATATTACGAAGAAATTGGGGATGATCTCCGAAGGCACGAACGCCTGGCTGAAGCTATGTACGAATGCTAAACGTATTCATCATCACTGTTCAGTAGCTACAAACACGCACAGATGTGCACACCGTAAACCAAATCTGGGACAAGTCCCATCAGATCATGACTTTAGAAAACTGTTCATACCGTCGTCCGGTCAGCTTATGGTTGGTGCTGATCTTGCAGGCATTGAACTCAGGATGCTTGCTCATTATCTTGCTAGGTATGACCAAGGTCGTTACGCTGACATCCTCCTTAACGGAGACATTCACCAAGTTAATGCCGACAAAATTGGTATCTCCAGACGTGATGTCAAAACCGTTACCTATGCCTTCCTCTACGGAGCAGGTGATGCCAAAATTGGGCATTCCTTCGACTCTCAACTAAGTGATGCAGAAGCTAAAAAGAAAGGTAAAGAAATTAGGTCAGCATTTGTCGATGCTATCGATGGACTTGCGGAACTTCTTACGGCAATCAAAACGGCGAGTGAGAAGGGTTTTGTTCGATCAATAGATGGACGCAAAATAAAGGTTGACAGTTCACACAAAGCTTTGAATTACCTACTCCAATCAGGAGCCGGTGTAGTGGCAAAGCGGTGGATGGTAATCAATCAAAATAATATTAAGCAACTTAACTTATGTTGCAGTCAATTAGCATTTGTACATGACGAGTTACAATTTGAGTGCTCACCCGAGCACGCACAAGACTTATGTTCATCCTTGGTATATTCAGCTGCAGAAGCTGGAGAATACTACAAACTTCGGATCGCAATCGATGCTGAAGCAACCACCGGAAACAACTGGAGTGAAACTCACTGATGAGAAGTAAAAGTATGATGGGACTGACTAAGTTCCAAGCATTCAAATCAAAAAAGACTAAGCAAGGTACTGGTCGTCACAGTAAACCGAAAGCTGGTAAGAAAGCATATCGGGGACAGGGTAAGTGAAGTTACTCATCGACGCTGACTACATTGTGTATAAGTCGTGCGCCGGTGCTGAAGATGAAATTGATTGGGGAGACGATGTAATCACCGTAGTCAGTAAATTCAGTGAAGCGTACAACAATGTAACCAAAGAATTAAATAAAATCAAAAACAACTTTATATGGGATGTTCCCGAAGTTGTACTGTTCTTCAGTGACTCTAAAAATTTCAGGAAAAAAATTTATCCTGATTACAAGGGGCATCGAAACCGTAAAAAACCATGTGGTTACCGTCGCGTAATTAAAGAACTATCAGACCATTACGAAGTAATTCGTATGCCTGAACTTGAAGCTGATGATGCTATGGGCATCTTTTCTACAGCTAATCCAGGTAACATTATTTGCAGTCCTGATAAAGACATGCGTCAAATTCCTGGTAAACTTTATGACCTCAATGAAGTGGTAGACATCACTCCTGAAGAAGGTATGAAGTGGCATTACATCCAAACTCTAGCCGGTGATCAAACTGACGGTTACAGTGGTGTACCTGGTATCGGAATTAAACGTGCAGTTGCTTTGTTTGAAAACGACGGTTACACGTGGGATACTGTAGTTAAAGCTTTTGCTGAAAAAGATCTTGATGAAGATGCTGCTCTTATGAATGCACGATTAGCAAAGATCCTTACTTACATGGACTATGACCCAATTCAACGGCAGGTCATCCCGTGGACTCCCACCGATGCCAGTAGCACAACTGACAGTTGAACAGGAGTTCAAGGTACGACGACTAACAGATCTCCTTCCTGAGGCAGAGAAGGATGACATCATAACTTTGTTTCTTGCATTGCAGCGACAAAACTTCTGCCTTTCAAACACCATTAACAAACTTTTGTCAGAGTGGTAAAATCACCCTCCCATTACACTCGCGGCAGCATTGAAGTATGGGATTTCATACGTGACCAAGATCTTAACTATCATCTTGGTAATGCCGTGAAGTATATCTGCCGAGCTGGTTACAAGGACAGCAAGGTGGATGATTTAAAAAAAGCTATTCACTATCTTGAAAATGAACTCCTACATACACACGAGCCTGATGGATCAAGCGGAGCAATTCCGTTCCGCTTACTCACTGACGAATGGGAAGGATCGTCGGAATACTCAGAAAGCTTTGATCGATGAAGAATGGTCTGAGTTCCACGAAGCGTATCATTTAAAAGATGAT